TCACGCTGTACGCTTACCTTCATCATTCAGGCTGCGCTTTTCACTGTCGGCTTTCTCCAGCATGGATCGCATCTGCGTTTTGAGGGCAGCTTTTTGCTGGCGTAATTCGAGTAATTTCTTCATGGAGTGGTTTCCGTAACAATTAACGTTGAGACGTGAAACCAGCGCGTATGGGAGGGCGTCCGCCCGGAGAGATTGCCCGAGGATCAACGGAGAAACCGGGCGGACAGTGGCGGCTCACGTCTGAGTGCCACTCCTAAAGGTATACATAAAAATCAGCGAGTAAACCGCTATTTATTACCATGAACAATAATGAAAACAGGCGAACAAATAATTTACAAAACTATTTATAACGGGGATCATGCTCAGACAGTTCTTCCCTAATATCCTTAAGGTAGGAAATTAGTTCATCCAGTTGTTCCTTACTTGCAGCAAAGCAACGCCCTGAAAAAGGGTCCATCAGATAGCCGTGAGGATCAACGAAAAGAAAACTCTCTTCACGTACATGTCGCTTGTATTCCCGGAGTGATGTTGTCTCAAGGTGTTCGATCTGTCTGTCATCTTCATATTGCTTACGGGCTTCCGTCATATTCATTTTTAAATCTTTCATTTCAGTTTTTCGACATACATAGACAAAATGTAGTGGGTTATATTGTTTTGCTAATTAATTCCCTTACTGTCTCCCATTATACACTACTTCCAACATTCTGTGACTCTGTGGCATTCAATATATAGATTTGAGGGTCGCAACCGCGGTAAGCAGAATACCGATAACTACAGGATAAAAAACACAAGAAATTAGGTATTCAGCCACTTTGTGGCCTTCACTTTGCGTATGTATGGTTCTACCTATGCTTATCAGCGAGGCAAAGAATCCGATGGTCGCCACGATGGCTATGAGGGTTAGAATGTAATATAGAGTTGGTTCTGAAGCATCTCTCCTCTCAAGACAACCAAACATAGCCAAAGCCTGCAACAGGCTTAATGCGATCGCCCCGGAACAGCTTTCACAAACTCTTCCATAAACGCTAAACACTTCCCTGGCACGTTCGTTAATGCGCTTCATCCTGCATCCTTTTCATAAAATTAAAAAATATGTGTTTAAGTGTTCACCCCTTCACCATTTGAAATTTATCAAATAAATTCATAATGTTAAATGGTGAACACCATTATTTCAGGTATTCACTAGTGTTCACCCTACCCTTCACCATTTAGGACAAAAAACAATCAAAAGGTGAACAGGTGAATACTTGGTGAATACTTCACTAATAAGTGTTCACCCCTTAACCACATGTTATAGATAGACTTTTTAACAGAGTGAATACTGGTGAACACTTTATTTATAACTTTACTCTACTCCATCACAGTCAGAAATACTGTTACATGATGGCATCCAGTCGTCTGAATCGTCATGCAGAGTTACGTTAGAGCGTATTCCATGCTTTGTTTTCCTCTTCTGGTACTCCTTTCCATACTCAGCCATTGCCCCAGGCATGTCAGTACCAAACCGCATTAACGATACTGGCTTGTTGAGACCATTGGCGCGCATGTAGGCCAGGTAGGCGTGATACAGATACTTACGTGGGCTGAACGGCACTATCTCAGCATTTCCGATAAACATGCCGTCACATGCCACCGATGCCAGCAGATAACCACAGAAATCCACCAGCGAATCACCTTCACGCTTAATTGCCAGAGCCTCCTCTGATTTCTGCTGTTCGTGCAGTAAACCCCGCGCATCATCCTGATCCGCAAAACGGGTGAGCAGGTGGCGAATGATGACGGCCAGCTCACCTTCTATCTTTTCAGCCAGCATCGGATCGCGCTCATTTTCTGGGACAACCTCCGTGAAATTGAATATAACCCGGCGCCTCGAAATCCCCCCACTACGGTCGCTGAATGTCATTGCATTGTTGTTGACCGCCAGCACCACAGCCGGAATACGAGTTGAATATGGCGCTTTATGCTTAGGATCGATAGAAACCTTATCACCGCCGGTAATGGCCTTAATCCCGGCTCCATCGCCAGCATAGCGAGTCATATCAGGCATGATGATCAGCGAGTACCCAACCACCAGCGCTCTATCTCTTGCATCCTCCAGCGCTTTCATGTTGGCTGATACAGTATTGGCCTTACCCGCAAGCATGGTGCATATTTCCGCCATCACACTTTTACCGCTTCCGCCTGGCCCCGTAACCTCAAGAAACAGTTGCCAGTCATACCGGTTCGCCAGCACCATGAAAAGTGCCGCCAGTACACGGTCAGTCTTACGGTCATTATTGGCCACCGAGCGGCGTAACCATTTCCAGAAATTAGGAGCATGACTGGCCAGAGTTTCCCCCGCCACTGGTGGGCTGAATGGAAGTTCACTCGCGATCAACAGCCAGTCAGTTTTGTTGTGCTCCCTGAATTGCCCTGTTCTGGTATCAAAAACACCATTAATGAAGCCAATAAGATTACGGGCCGTTCCCCCCATAACAGGCAGGCTAAGCTTCATGGTTTCCACCGCCGATTTTATGGCGTTCTGCGAATAAGCTACCTCTGCATCAATATAGATTTGCGCCATTTCACGTTGCAGCTCTTTATCTGGAAGAGGATTCCACACAATACCGTTGTAATGGTGAACCATGTCTGAATCGGCGTGAATAGCCAGGTCGCCATCATAATGCGCCAGCAACACTTCACCACGCTGGCTGGCCCCCATTTGATTCAATGCTGGTACTACTTCGCTATGAGATGCCTTGCGTTTCGTGACCGGGAGTTCGACAACAACACTGCCTGTCCGGATCCTTTCCAGATAATCATGCCAGTCCTCTGGCTTGCAATCTGGAATCCCCTTAAATAATTTGGCGTCCCGCACTCCCGCCCGCGCCAGCTTCTCGCCAATTGCGTTAATCAGTATCGGTTCAATGTTCCCTGCTATATAGACTCGGGCACTGCGCCGCCCATCATCAATAATTCGAAGGCTATCCAGTTCGGCTAGCTGCTTTGGCCCCAGATAGATAGGGGGTGTAATATCTTCAGCAATTTGTTTACCCAACCCCTCTTCCCATCCTTTTGCATGAGCAAAGGCATCATCCCCGGCAAAAATTACTGCCTCCGTGAGTTTGTCCTTTGGTAGGAATTTAAGGTTTGGTGCATTTTTTCTTCTCATTTAGGTATCCCCCCACTCATTTGGAACTTACCAAGCAAGGGATGAAACCAGTACGCAGATCCATATTTGCGTTTGGCACTGCGCAGAACCAGCCGAGCCGCTTCCCTGAACTTTTCATCAGGCGCAACGAACCCACCTGATTTCAGCTTAACCAACATCACTCCCGTATTTTTAGCCAGCTCCTCAGCTTGTTGGGTTGAGATGCCGTATTCAGCAGCCAGCGTAGCTACTGGCGTCATACCCGGAGGTATTTCACCTCCTTGGGAATCGGCCAGTGACTTAACTTGAGCCTCAAGTAGCAAAACTTTTTCAACCAGCAGGCCTACTCGTTTTTCCAGTTCATTGAATTTGGCGTTGCTAATCATGACTGAACCTCCGAACAACTTTCAAAACGCTCGCACTCTGCTTTCAAGAAGCTATCGAGGTTAGTGGCCAAAGACTCAAATAACTGGCCAATCGCGGTAATTTCACCGTCCTCCATTGCATTGGGATAACACACCAGCATAGTCGCCACGATTTTTGCTTGGGCAGCACTAAGCGCGGCAGTACGCAATTCCTGTTCATGCTCTTCAAGATTATTTAGATCAGCGATATAGCGCAGTTGTGGCTTAGACATTTCGAGCCTCCTGAGGGAGGCTGATTTCGCCTCCCATAATTGACCAGAGAGTTGCTCGATTTTTGTCGGTCCATGTAAACGAATAGGGACTTTCAGTACGGATTTTTGCTGCAAAGGTTAGATGCCACTCAGGGAAGATTGCTCGAGCATCCTCCTCAGAATCTGCATCACACCTGAGGACTACTGGTGAACATTCAGGAAGCGCTTCTCGGGTAGCCAAGAATAGCCATGTAAATTTGGGGTGAGTTTGGGTATGCTGTGTTCCAGCCATAGTCGTTACTCCAGTTAACGGTTTGTGGTTAGAAGCCCCGATAGTGTTCGAGCACATCGGGGCTTCGTCGTTTCTTATGGTTGCAAAAACAGAAAAGTTACGTTGTAATTACAAACACGAGATAATGATAGGAATTTTGTAATTACAATGTCAACACAAAAATCGAAAACTGATCAGTACCAAATCCGTTTAGCCCATGAACTGCGTGCGCAACTTGAAGAAGAAATGCGCAAAGATGGTGACTCATCACTTGCAACCTGGATCAAACGGATTATCCGAAAAGAATTGCAATCACGCGGTATCAAGCCCATGGGCTGATTCTCATTCTTTATAAGGAAAGTGATAATAAAATACAGTTCTTCTCCCAAAGCAGCGGTAGCATGAATGCTTGGATACTGACAGTGCTATATGAACCAGGAGATTTCATCATGACGCGCAATCGTGAGGCGGGAAAAAGCAATATTTCATGTCGACACCGAATTGCGCGGATCACTAATATATTACACAGTGTATACACCCCAACTCGTAGGAGCAGGAAAGAACAATCCCGAAATGCAGTTACTCATATTTCAAAGTACGGCACCGACATCCATTTATTTACAAGCTGTATATGAAAGCCTTGATTAATAAACACCCATTATACTCCATAAAATAAAACCATCATTAAATGAATTTGTTTTAAATGCTCAATAAATATAGAAGGGCACATCAAAAACGCGCCTTTTAATAAACCTTATTTTGACTTCGCTACCTCACCTATCACATCTAATGCTTTTCCATATAAGGTAGCAGGTTCTTTCCCCAATCCAATATGGTCATTAGATAATATCTTCATTAAAATCTCTGCGGATTCGACATTACCATCAGAAGCAATTAAAGCTGTTTTTTGTGAGTCATACAACTCTGCAAGCCTAGAATAATATCTAATAAAACTTACAGCAATCTGAAGTATATAGAGCAGAAAGCCTACAATGCCTGCAGATAATGCTATGGAGCTTATTAAATTACTATAAGTATCATCCGTTTTATTTATTGGTTTTCCGTTATTCGCCGCAACCACTTTTGTGTAAAAATCAACCAGCCTACTTGTATTATCTAGAGCTTCTTTCTTATTAGAGGTTTGTGTTATCTGCCTACCATCCCCGTCGTTGTTAATTTTTTTTCTTTCAGATGGTATCGAACTTTCGTTCTCTGCTCGCAAACGATCTATATCTTCTTCACTCTCATAAACCTGGCCTAATTCTCTGTTAATAAACTCTCTCAAACCACCATCTTCACTGACACCAAAACCAGATTTAAGAGCCATTAATGTTTTAGTAAGGCTACTATTTGATGGATTAGTAGTTAATCTATAAGTGATGAAACCAGAAAGCATGGTTGCAATGAGGATGATCGAACCACCGATTAAAAATCTTGCTCTTCTGGCTTTATTAGCTCTATAAGTTAAATCAATAATTACTTTATCTAAAACGTCTTCAGTTATATAGTCCATTTATTACCCCCCCCGAATAAGGCTAAATCAATTTTCTTCCTCCCCTTTATCCACACTTGGATTTCAGAAAGGAAATATGCAACGCCAGAAGTACCAAATTTGACCATTTTTCAAAATTTGACTACCTTCTCCACCTTCCAATGCGTTCTCTTCGCCAGAACGATTAACTCCAAACAGTCTTTCTTACAAAGAGTACGATCAATGTAATAATTTACTCCAGACCATTCTTATCAACAACTGCCATTTTTTCATGATGACCAATCTTTCACTGGAGGTTCACCACCTTTTCTTCATAAATTACAGTTAGTTGAAGGTATAGCATCTAGAGACTACCTCTCAAGATTTCTCAGCCAGAAAAGCAGGTCACTAAGAAGCCAACCTGCACCTGCTTTACCAATTTTGCGTCGTTGCGGGTATGCTTCATTCTGCTCCATCTCCCACGCTGACGATCTACAAAGCGAAGTAATCTCACGACGCTCTTTCTCACGAACAATTCGGTCATACGGAACACCATACTCATTAAGTAACTGCCGGCGTTGCTGAGGAGTTGGTTCAATAAATTTTTTCATTACAATCATCCTATAAAAAACCCGCTTTAATAAGCGGGCGTAAATTAAAAAGTTATTTTACTGTGTTCGTGTTCTTATCCACTCCTGTATCTCAGACAACCGCCAAGCAATTATCTTTGGCCCTAGGATAATTCGTTTGGGAAACTGACCTCGCTTTTCCATAAACGCACGAGTAGAAGCAGGGATACTGGTCATCCAAAAACATTCCGGTTCTCGGATAACACGTTCCAGATCTGGTATCAGTTCAAGTTCTGCTTTACTCATGAATTTATACATTGGGACTTTCCTCCTTAGCATCAGAACGGATTAAAGAATTCAGGTAGTCTACCCATCTCGTCAGTGCATCAAGTTTTGCCGTCAGATATTGGCTACGATTATAAATTCCCATAACCCCCGGTAGCGTATGTCCCAGGAGCTGTTCAACCACATGGGGATCAACACCCATATCATTTAGATTAGTGGCAAGAACCCGGCGAAGGTCATGCAGGCACCATGATTTTTCATGCCTGAATTTACGCCAGAAACGGCTACCTACTGTGCTCATAACTGTCTGTTTTGCAAATTCACCATTGAGTAGGCGCTCTGTGCCCTCCTCCTCTGCAATTGCACGAAGGTTTACCAGCCATTGACGGATTTGCGGGGGGATTGGGCGAATAATTTCGCGCCCATTCTTACTGTGTTCTTTGGGCACTGTCCAAATCCACTCTTTAAAATCCCATTCATTCCAGAGTGACTCTCGCAATTCACGTCCACGGCAACCAAATACCATCATTATGACGAGTGTCATCCTATTAACAGGTGATAATTTGGAATTGTTATCCTCAGTATTAGCCCAATACCAAACGTCTCGCACTTCATCAGCTGTCAGTACACGATCCCTTTTTTGCGCCCTTTCCCCCATATCCATAACGGTAAAATCTTCCAGTTCGTTGGAGATAGCATAACGGCGTACCCGACAAAACTTGAGTGCCTGTTTTACGTCTCGGAATGTATGGCCAGCAGCTACCGGAGCTGTTTTTCTCACTTCATCAAAACACTTTACCCACATTGCGGCATTACACAGGGTTAGAGGTACATCCCCCAGGCGACCATAAATGTATCGGGCAAACCGTTGTTCACAGACCTCCCAAGTTCTACGCTTAGACTTGGCGTAATAATCTAACCAATAATCAAGCGCATCTTTTACGGTGACTGGCCTTTCCGATACATCAGTGATTAAGCCGATACGGTGACGTGGGTCGATACCTTCAGCGAGCCAAGCCCTGCATTCATCACGTTTATCTCGTGCCATTTTCAATGACATATCCGGATACTTGCCCAGTGTCAGCCATATTGGGGAAGTATCCCTACCGCCCAAACGGTAGAACATGACAAAGCTCACAGCCCCATTCTTGCTAACTCTCGCCGACATTCCGCGACCGTCTGAAATCAACCGCTGCTTAGTCTGCGATTTACCATGTAGGGCTTTTAGTTGCCTATCACTAAGTTTATTTTCTGCAGCCATCTTCTCACTCTCTGCTCACACAAAAGCAATACACACTGCAATACACAGTGGCCCGTAACGGAGAAAACGGATGCGATCATGCTCGAACATCAAAATCAAAAAAAACCATAACTCTCATTAAGTTAACGAACAAACACGAACACTACCGTCCCTCTGAAACCTCTATGTTGTATGCTCGTGATATTCGTCGATAATGGCGCATGACGGCGAATCGCCGTCACCTGGATCACCAATCACTGGGGCAAAAATGGAGCCATCCGGGCGAGTCATTTTTTTCGCCCAGGGTTTTATAGAAAATTTCTGCCGCAATGCTGGCAGTTTTTTCACCATTAAAAGGGCTGGTGCAAACACCTTCCAGGCCTGCTTTTCGGTCGTGGCGCCACAGTAAACTTCCGCACCATGTTCACCATCAGCGCAGAACATATAATTACCAACAGCAGCAGCAATCGCTGATTTACCGTTCTTTCTCGGAACCTCGATATAGATCTCAGTAAACCGCCGCAGGCCGCTTTTTTTATTCACCCAGCCAAACGGAACACCCAAGGCAAACTTTTGCCAGGGTTCAAAATCTATTCTGAGCTTTCGGCGGGCCCATTCCCCCGCGGTATGTGGCATTTTTTGAGCAAAGCGGAGAAATCGCTCTGCTTTATTTTTATCGAACCGGTAGGGCCAGTTCGGATCCTTCGCGCGTTCCAGGTCATCAAGATGTCGCTGGCAGGCAAGAACAGTTAACTGACATGCCAGAATCTTCCCGCCAACGATATCCCGCGCATACTGGTTCGCCGCATTGACGTTCGGATATGTAGCCATCAGTCAAACTCATCAAATTCATTCCCGTCATCGTCCGGATCATTTCGGCCACTGGTCATACGGATACGACTGAGCGGATCTAATCCCAGAAGGGAACCCAGGCGGGCCAATTGGGAAACCGAGTCATTCCGGACGTTAACTGCAGGGTGCTTTTTCAGTCCTCCCATTTCGCTTTCTGACGTCAATCCGTTGATCAGCAATTTCTCGGCTTCGAGCATCAGATGGAAGGCATTGCAGTAAGCAAGCAACAAAGGGGCGTCCTCCAGTTCAAACACACCTCTGTCAATAAGGATTTTGCTTTGCGTCTTCCACATCCTTATTGCCGCCTCCCCCATTAACTCCTGAGGAGGGGTAATTCGGGTTAATTTGCTTTTCTGTCCGGTGGGTAGAGTGGGTTTTCGTCCACCACCAGACGATCGAATTCCACCAGCCATAACCCCTCGTTTAATAGGTGAAACCTGCCGGAAAAAAGATCCTTATTTCTGGCGTGTAAAAATGTCCTTCAAGCGGCAGTCCCGAAGCGCGAAAGGGGTCAGGGATTTGATCCCCCCTCCCCCCAGACTGGCGCCAGCCTCAGTCGAGGTGGAAGTTATCGTTCAGGCTGCGCCATCGGCCTGCAGCACACTTTCCGGCAGTCGCTCTGCTAATGATTGGTTCTCAAACACCTTCATCCCAAACTGGCCAATCCAGGTGCTGACTGAGTTGATGTTTCCTGCTATGAAATCTGTCACCTCGGCGATTAATCCTTTAACCACGACGTCCGTACTCTGGCGCCAGTAATTCTCAATCGCTACCAGCAACGGATCGGAACCATTACTGATAGATTGCTCGCCTACGGTATACATTTTTTTCTTCGCGCTATCGGTAATGCATAGCAGTTGGCTGGTCTGGACGGCGCCGACCTCTGCCGCGATTACCTGCATCGTCAACGTGGCCACTTTGTTCCCATCTGCATCAGCGCTGGATGCATAGAACATTGAGAGGGTCAGATCCGTACGCTGATACATCATTGCTTACCTCCACGACGATGGCGGGAACGGCGACCACCGGGAGCCAGCGATTGTTGCTCCTGTACCAGTTCCCCCTCTAAAGGCTCCTTAACCGCTACCGCCGGGGCCGGGGCAATATCATGCGCAATCGTCAGTTTCAGCAGTGGGCGGCCGCCCTGGACATGCTCAAAATGGATGCCATGTACTGATTCATTCATTCGTGACTGACCATCCGTCTCCAGGACTGTCAAAGCTCCATCAACGTATTCAATTTTGAAATTCTTCATCGGGTTCTCTCTGTTGCTGTTTTCGCTCTATGGCAGGGCCAGCACAACGACTCCAGATTTGAATCGTCATCGGTACCGCCACGCGCTTTGGGAATGATGTGGTCGACGCTGGTCGCTTTTGTAGCGATACCTTGGCGCCGGCAATTCTGGCAGAGGTATCTGTCTCGCTGGAATATTCGATGGCGGATGAGCTCCCAGAGGCGGCCATAACCGCGCTCCTGCCGGCTCTTTCCGGGTTGGTAGTTTCGCCAGCCTTCACCTGCATGTTCCTGCTGGTGGTCTCTGCAGTAGCCGCTGGCATCGTTCGTAATCGCAGCACATCCTTTATGGCGGCAAGGGCGTTTTGCTCGTGGTGGCATGAACCCTCTCATATCCTCAAGAGAGGATAATTGTTAATTTATCCCTTAGTGGGGTTAGAACCTATTACCGACTGGTAGATTCGCTCACAGGTCATTCCTGCTGCGTAGCGTTCGTCAGCGACTGCAGCATACCGTCGAGCTTCTTCTGCAAGGTCTCCAAGCATGTCGGCGAGCATTCCGGCAGTGGCGCCGGTTGTTTTGCTTCTGACGGCAGCGGCAAGATTTGCGGTATGCTTTGCGGCGTCCAGGCGGGTGGCAAGGGTGATTGCCTGTTGGCGCAATTGGCTAACAGTGCCAGAGAGATTATGGGCAGCAGCGCGCGCTGCAGCGGTTTGGGCTTGAGCATCTTGTACGGCCTCATCGCGGGCGATCAGACGCCCCTGTTCAATCATCCGGGCTGCGGTCTGCGCGTTCACTTCTCGTGACGATTCGGCGCTATCTCGTTCCGCCCATTGTTTTTCCCATGCTCGATCACTCCAGATACAGCCAGCGATAAAGACGCCTGCCAGCATCACAACCGCAATCGCGGGTTTTAGGTAGGTTGCATTCACTGGTCTATCCCCCAACACGTTAACGCGCTCTCCTGATCGCGGCGCAATACCTGCCCATAACAGTTATTGGAGCGGATACGGCAATCCTTCCCGCCGTCTTTAATCCACCAGCGAATCGCTTCACATGCACCTTTACGGTCCCCGGCATTCAAGCGACTAAAGAAGGTTGAGGGGAAGCACTTAGGTGGACCAATGTTGTAAGGACAGAACGATGCAATGCCAACTTTCTGTGGGGCAGTTAGCGGCACATTAATATTCTGATCGACCCATACCAGCGCCTTGTCACGTTCTATCGCGTTCACCTGCTCACATCTTGCCTGAGTCAATTTCATGCCCTGAATGACAGGCTTACCATCAATACGCGTGGCGCCGCGGCAAATAGTCCAGATCCCCTGGCTGCCATCGCGATACGCGATCAGACTGTTCCCTTCTTTCTCATCAAGGAACTGATCCATGAGTGTTGGCGCTGATGCTCCAGCAGCAATCAACGCCAGCATGACCGCGCTGAGTTTCGTTTTCAGATTGGCCATGTCAGTGATCCTGTGGTGGTGGAGTTACATAGCCCCGCGCCAGAGCCTTTTCGTATGCTCTGGTTTGGCGCCGCTTAAAATAAAAGTTAACGAAGAATGTCAGCAGGCCAATTACAAAGCCGCCGATGACCGCAATCAAATTCCAGTCGAGTTCATGTACCCATCTGGCAATTCCACCCCAGCAGATGAGGCCGCCCGAAGTGCAATACCCTACTGCAGAAGCAATTTTGTCAGGCATGGTTCTGTTCATCCGACACCTCCTGTTTGAGGTGCTATGCGTGTAAGAAAGAATGAATATCGAAGGCAATAAAAAAGGCCGCCAACACGGCGACCTTTTGATTAAGAGAGATGGTGATTAACGGACGACAATTTCCATATGCTGTCCCAGCGCTGATAGCGCTTTTTGAATCGTATCAATTTTGGTGCTATGACCAAGCGATACGATGCGCTGTACTTCCTGCGGACGCGTATTAATCATGCGGGCGAGTTCAGCATTACTGGTGTTGGTGCTGACCAGACGGTTTAGCAGCAATACCTTCGCTGCCACGCTGGACGGAACCTCAACAAATGCCTCACCCTCAGTTGATGGAGCGGGAATTTCCCGGCGGTCGTCGAAGTAGAAATCAAACGCCGTCACCAGGGCATCTTGCGCCATTTCTAACGCTTCCTCCCTGGTATCTCCCCCCGTCATTGCCTCTGGGATATCCGGAAAGAATACCGCCCAGCCGGTTTCGTCATGTTCAAAAATTACCGGGTATCTCATATCGATTAAGTGAATCTCCGCGAGTACCAGCCCCGGAGGGCTGGATTTTATTTGATGCCGAGTTGCTTAAGAATTGCTTTCCTCAGCGGTTCCGGTATTTCCTTCCCCGGATGTCTCGGCATTACCGTTTGCTTGCCATTGAGATAGATTTTCAGGTGGTTAGTACCATCTTTAAACTCTGCCCCTTGAGCTGCAAGCCAACGCCTCAACTCGCTTTGCTTCACTTCCTCCTCCTGTCTGTTTAACTTGAGATGATTGTAATCATTTTTGTTTATACAATCAAGCAAGGAAATAAACATTTTTGTTTACATCAATGACAGGAGTAGCAATTGTCAGACACCTCTTCACCGAGGTGAGGCGAAGCAAATTCATAATGCGATATACGACGATATGACAGGGGTACTGATGCAATGCATCTCGCGAATACCCCTGTCGTATCGCCGGAAAGCAAAAACCCCGCAAGTGCGGGGTCTTCGTTATATTCAAATTGTCGCTTTTTTCGCTGCCGAGTGGCGCAGCTCTGCCAAGCATGAATGGATTATCTAATTTATTGGCCCGTTTTCAATACCGATTACAGGAAATAGCACGAATAGCTAAATTCAATCATGCCTCTCATCCGCAAGAAGTTTGCGCGTTGAAAGAAAGACCTTCGCTCTGAATATCTCAAGACACCAGCGCACGCGCTTCCTTGCTTCTCCATCTGTTAGCCACGGCGCGACCATCCTGAGCTCTCTGGTGATATCAGAGATTTTTTTACGTGTGGTGTAATAATGCAGACCTACAACATACACCGGATCATTTGTTTCAAATGCCAGCAGCACTGATTGCTCAACAAAATCGACGTCATCGTTATGCATAGCCGTATCGATTACATTGATAGGCGCCTGAGGCCATATAATTGCATGGGCTCGTTTTAGCGCCTGCGGCCCATTATACCCCTCAGACCGGGCCTGAATCAGTGCCGCTGTAAACCTCTCCAGCGCTTTGTCAGACCAACGGGCACCTCGCAGTACATCCCAGCAAGAGTGCTCTCTCGGCATCTGCGGGGAGCCCCCTCCACGCATTCCCTCTCCCCATGTTGTAAGCAAAGATTTAATCCAGGAGGACTGTATACCGTTCAGTAACATACTTTTCCCCAGCCAGCTTTTACGCGGGGCTGCGGCGAGAGTTTCCAACCCTGCATGGTGCAGGCGGCGTTGACGTGGTGTCATGCTGTTCTTCTCCTTACGCCAGAACGCCGAGCGCATAAGCCCGGTCCAGCAGTTTAATAATCAACGCCGGCTGAGTGCCGTATTCGCGTTCGAATGAAAGAGGATCGTGATGTAGTTGTCGGTGGTGCCTTCGGCACAACGGAATGATGAAAATGTCGTGGGCTTTCGTACCGACGCCGCCCTGTCCCCAACCAATCAGATGATGAGCATCATCAGCAGGCTGGCCACAGCACATGCAGGGCTGAGTTTTAACCCACACGAGAAAATGAGGCGACTCCCAGCGGATGCGTTTAGGCCGGGCAAAAAAAGTTGCTGGTGCTTCAGAGTCAACAAGTACGCTTACAACGGGCTTTGGTTGTGCAGGAGAGAGTTGCGGAGCAGTTGGCGGAGGCGGTAATGTTGTCACTCGCTGTGCAAGAATGCTGGTGGCCGGTACAGAAGGCACAATGTCACTTTCCCGGTATACCGACTTAAAACCTTCATCCTTCAGCTTCAATGAGCGCCGGGCCATCTCTTCGGTGATTTCACCACCGACCCCCACTGACACTGCCCACCAGCACAGTTCAGCCAGAGAAAGCATACGTTCATGGTTGTAACCCAGATAACCCAGGGCCGTGTCAATAATCCAGTCAGTCACATTCGAAGCGACCAGCTTATCAAGTGACTGTACAGTCTGATTCCGAAGCTCGTTATCGCAATGCCAGCAGGTCCGTATCACGCCAGGCTCATGCCTGAAATTTACCAGTTCAGGGTGATGATAAATGGAGTGCGGCCACTGGCAGTGCTTAACCGAGCGCTCAAGCCACTTTTCCATCGCGTTTATTCCACCAGCAGCTTTAAAGACACGTTCATTCAGAAAGAATGGGCTGAGCTCTGTATCTTCGCGAAGTGGTTGGCGGGCATCCGGTAGACGTCCGCTCGGTAACGAGTCCATTTCCGCCGTCGGCATTTCGACAAGCACACGCCCTTTTCCAAACAGGCGCATTAGCTCGCTGCCTGGCTTGAGGAGTACGACGCCAAGATGACGGGCAACATCAACATTAAGCAATGCCCTCATCCATCCCTCCACATTTTCTGCAGATAGGTTTTATCGGCGCGTGGCTCCTTTTTCGACTCAGGTAAAAATACGCTGACTTCCCATGACACCAGATCCTGGGATAAGTATTTCTCTACCTGGTAGTTAGCCTTCCTGTAGCGTTCCACCAGCTCCAGCGCCTGATGTTCTGTTAATTCCACATGCTGAAACCAGCTCTTCTTCATAGCTGGCCCTTAAACAGTCGAATAAACTCTACGGCGCGTTCGCATGCTCCCGGGGCGTTATCAACAATTTCCTGCAGCAGCTGCACGGCGAGTGATAGTTTTTTATGTCCGACGATAGAAATACCGCAGGACATATCAGGAGCGATGGTAATAACGCTTCGTCTGCACAATATGCGAAGATGTTCAGCGTCGGCGTTAGGCAACGCAGCACCGATCAGTTCTTTGGCCGTCGGTGGGCAACCGTGTTTTTTGATGAATGCAATGAGGAGATCAAACACCTCCTGCTGATGTGGGGTCAATTTCTGAAATGACGAAAGACCAGCGTTGTCATTGTGACAGCCAGTCTTAATTGCTTCTGGTTTTGCGATGGTTTGCGCCATGGTTCATCTCCGTGGCGCAGCAGGTATAGGTTGTTCAGGCCTATGACGGGAGTGTAACAGAATCCGGCGGAACCTGGTAACCCTCTCCAGACCTCGCCTTTTCAATCATCTGAGCAAACAACGAAAGAGTTCCCACGATTTCATCATGCTGTAGTGGCATAAACGAAACTGTATCACCGCGACGGTACATCAAAGCACGTTCACAAACCGGAAACGAACTGAGGCGGGCAACGATAACCCCATCATCGCACCTGATTACCACATAGCCGGTGTTCGGCATTCCTTGTTTTTTTCCCACTACAAAATCCTCTCAACAAACCCGGTCAATCGCCGCGCTGAAACTCAATAAAACCAGTCGTCGGCGCTTTCACATGTCTCCGAAGGATCTCTTCAATGGTTTATTTCTCGCTGTCTATACCACCGAACAGACTGAGACCGTCAGCCCCGCACAACGAATAGTCAATTTGCAGTTGTCATATTTTTGGTTTAACCGCCTCAGCAATAACTCTGTTTCCTAAGCCGGTTCAGCACCATCAGGCAATTTTTTATTACGTATATCTGGTTAAAAATGTAAAAAGCTGCAAGGAAGCCAGCAGAAACTCTGCTGGCCATAATGTGTAAAAGCTATTTAATACCGTATTTCTTTTCAGTCACGAATTTTGGTTCTTTCCAGTTCGGACCTTTTTTATATCCAGAACCGTAGGTTTTGGAAGAAAAAATCAGACCACTACCCTCAAGTTGTTTTGTCTCTTCAATTAACTTTATGTTATATGATTCGTATTTTTCAGCAGCTTTATGCCTGCCAAAAAACCTATCTATAGACGGATATGCCATACCGTTATCTTCGAGAGAAACCAAAAATAAAATAACATCCCTCATTGACTCATTTTTAACCATCAAATTATAATCAATCATTTTATACCTCAATGTTTATTTCTGTGAATTAAGCGCATCAGGCGTATATAATAGACTCTCATCAGAAGACAACTTATAATCTTCTAACGTTGCTGTATGAGTATTATTCCATACTTCAGCGTCATTTTCTGGAACTTCACCGTCTTTAACCCCAAGATTTCGATAACGTTCTAGTTCCCTGATTTCATGAGTATAAAAACGCTTGTCTGTATCTGTAGCCTGTAACTCACCCTTCAGAATTTTTTCCAGACGTTCGATCATGATTTTATTTTCTGGTGATTCACCAAACCGACCAGCATGTAATTTCACCTCATCCACACCCGCACGGTCAATCTTAGCGTCTTTCCAGTCCAGATTTTGGATCGGGCCGCCAGCTTTGTCGGTATTATAGTCACGTCCGCTATATTTACCCTTAGCGTTACTCGGACCATAAGGACTGTTTAGCATCACATACACCGGCTCCACCCCTGTCCCGGTAACATCGGGCTGCCAGAAAATGAAGTCCTGCAACGGCGGCATGTCCGCGGCCGGGAACGTGGTCGTGACGATACTGTCGGCCTGTTTCACTTCCGTGCCGGTATGTACCGGCGTCACCGGGACCGGCGAACTGTTACCGGTATGGAATGGTGCGACAGGGCCGACCGGTACCGGGTTAACCAAAATGGTTCGAGATGGGGCACCAGCCGCCGCCGGCACCGTGATTTTATCCAGGCCGGTAGTATTGTCACGTACCGCGTTCAGCACAGGAACTGTCGCGGATATACCACCGGTGCCGGTCTTAACGAAATTAACCGACTGTCGCCCGTCGCTGTCCGTGGAGATAAAACCACGCACCGGCAGGTCAACACTTTTCATTCCCGGTTCAATATTCACCTTCCCGGCCGTGAACAGGCGAGCCTGAGCAGCCATTAGGTCAATATTCCTGCCGGGAACCTTACTGTCGTCTCCGCCACCAGCGCGAGGTGAAAAGAATATCGTCGATGCTGCAGCCACCATGGGACCAACAGTACTGGCTGTTGCTACACCAGCTACACCTCGCCATACTGCTGAAGCAATCCATCCAGAGAAATCAGCGGTGGCCGTCATTACAGCACTAGCAGCAGTAGACAGGACGCCATTAATTTTTACAGCCAAAGCTGACAACTGTATCATAGCTGGGGCCCGATTCAGTAAGCTAACACCCGGCTTTAACAGCAATGCGGTGGCCGCTTTTGTCATATCCTGTGTGTAAACAGGTGTATCCTGAATACCAGCTTGTGCAAAAAGAGCCTTTCGCGCCTCCTCTGCTTTAGCCCTTGCCTCTGCTTCAACTTTCTCAGCCGCAATTCTGTCAGCTTCAGCTTTTGCCCTTGCCGCTGCCTCCTGCACCCTGGCTTCCTGCAATTTCCGTTCAATTTCAGCCTGCCGGCGCTGCGCTTCCTGCTCCGCCCGCAGAGCAGCCTGATAAGCTTCTTCTGCCTTTCTGGCTTCTTTCTCTGCCCTTTTTATGGCCTCGTTCCGTGCTACCATTTCACCGAACGCTGCCGTCTCCATGTTAGTCTGATGGGCAAGGTCTGTGACACTCGGCCCGGCTCTGCCCTTCTGAATGGCCGCGTTCGTCACATCTTTCAACTGCTGTGCGAATTTATCCTGTAATGCCTTTGCCGCTTGTGCCGCCGCCATGGTCGTCCGGAGTCTTTCCGCCTGTTCCGCCTGAGTTTTCGCAAGATTCTGGACTGACCATACTGCAGTCGCATGAATGGCGGCCGAACTTTCAGCTTGAAGGCGGGAAAGCGTCTTTTTGCCCAAGTCAGCCTGTAGGCTGCCGCTTCCAGACACAATAGGTGCTTCACCCCCAGAAAATTCTGTACCGCCGTCTCCACCAACTACAGTCATCTCCTCTTCGCCATCTTCATTTACGCCGAGTGATACCATTCCTGGAGGTGCGGGGGTAAGAGGAACCGGTTGATTATCCGCCATCATTTAGTCTCCTGCCCGATACGGAGCTCCAGTTCATCCAGACGACGTTCGAGATCCTGTCGCGATTCCCGTTCGTTAATCAGCGCTTCTTTATCTTCCAGGCGAGCCTGACGCTCTTCTTTAAGAGCTTCAATCAACAGGGCTACCACGCCGTTGATGTTAACGGCTCGAGCATCGGCAAGAATACTGCCGTCATTGAGTGTCAGCGATGTCTGCGTGACGGATTGAGGTAATACGCTCTCCACTTCCTGTGCAATTACGCCAGCCTCCGGTACACCCTGTTTGAGGTAAGTGTAACCGCCGATGCTGTCGAGTTTATCCAGCGCATTATCGATTTTTTCAATATCCGATTTCATCCGGGCATCAGAGCTGCTGTGCCATCCACCATTAGCATAAGCATGACCATCATTACGGAATTCGTACCAGCCCTGCGCCCCACCATTGGCCACATGTAATCCCAGAAAATGATGCTGGCCAACTCGTTCATAGTGATAAATATCCGTAGCAAGGTCTCCCGCTCCTTGTAAATGAAGACCGTTGGTCATTCTCTCTGTACTACTGGTATTTTTGTTTCCACCAGCCCAGAACCAGCCATCTGGATTACGTTTGATAAATTGTCCGGCATCCAGTTCGGCATTGGGCCGAATACGTAATTCATTCCATTTACCGTACCAGTCGCGGTAGGACAGCACACCGAAATCTTCACGTCCGGCATTCACCCGAGCTCCCATCATCATTCTTGTGGTGACTTTGCCCGTATTGAAATCCGTATACACCGGCGCAGCATCATAAGTCTGGCCGTTAATCAGCGGTTCAGGCCCGGTCAGAGAGGTGGAAATGCCGGCATTATGAGAGACGACGGCCCCACCGGAGATATCCACGCCATTGCGGAGGGAAACACGGCCGGTGGACAGATTGAATGAGAATGGTCGCAGGGTGTTCCACTGACCATCCTGCGCCTGGCCGCTGTCCGTGGTCAGAGCGTAGAAATCACGACCATCGTTACGCAAGATGACGCCGGTACTGCCGTTTGAGAGCCGGAATCCATTCGCGGATTTCGACACAATTTCACCGTCGCTGACGAGGCGTTTGCGCAGCGTGGTGAGGGATTTCATTTCTGAAATATCCTCGTTAACTCCGTTAGAGACTTGGGCATTACTTTTTTGATCAGCCATTTACGTTTTTCCTTGTCGATTGCAGAAACAAAAATACTGTACAAATATACAGTACATCGACAACTGGACTTTTTCAACGCCTTTACAGCACAGAATGATAACTTTTGATTAGCAAGGTAAAAAAAAACCGCCGTAGCGGGTTGATTTATTAGGATTTACTTTTTTGGTTTTGCTCTGCCATTCCGATGTATCGTGGTTCGGCGGCTCTCGGCAGTTGTATGCTGATGTCCCGATGGAAACGTCGACATTTCTTGCAACACTGCTGGTACTAAGCCTGTAACTAGCATATGACCTCTTCTCTACAAGAAGTGCTGTGTACAAAAAATCTTTGTTTTCAGAATCGAATGATTTTGAAAACTGTTCTAAATCAGTTGGTTATGGGTATAATTTGTGAGGGTTTAGGTGGATATGCAGATTTATGTTCGACTTTAAACGAGGTACACTAACTTGCATATCCATTAAGGATTAGTTGTAAAAAATAAATTTTACATTATTAATCAGTAAGTTAATAATAATTTATCAAGGCTAAGCAATCTATTCCTAGTATTAGTCTTGGGTCATATGAAGGGTTAACTTGTGCAATTATTAAGTTTATTTTGCGGGGCTGGCGGTCTTGATCTTGGTTTCCGACAATCAGGATATGATCTAAAACTGGCCATAGACTGGTCTGAGGCTGCTATCAAAACGCATAAACACAATTTTCCCGAGTCTACAGCTTTGAAGCTAGATCTGCTTGAACTTGGTGTTCTAGGGATGCTTGAGCTATGCAGTCAATACTTTACTGAAAGTGAAGCAATGGGAATCATTGGTGGGCCTCCTTGTCAGGGGTTTTCCCGCGGAAATCCTAATTCGTTTGCGGATGATCCAAGGAATAAATTAGCGATTCTGTACGTTGATTTTATAAAAGAAGCTCAAAAACACTTCAATGTTAATTTTGTGGTTTTTGAAAATGTCCTTGGCATTAAGGATAAGAAACACATTCACACATACAATAAAATAACATCCCAATTAGATGTTATTGGATACGATGTTTATGAACATGAATTAAATGCCATTAATTTTGGCGTTGCTCAAGAAAGAAAAAGAATTATCATAATCGCAATAAAAAAAGGGATGTCTAAAAAAGAATTATCACTGACCCCCCCTTTTCCTTCCACTCACCCCAAAACGGTTAAGGATGTGATTTTTGGTTTTCCTGAGCCCGTTTTTTATCACAGAAAAATTGTAGATACAGATATTAACTTCCATCCTAATCACTGGACGATGTTCCCTAAATCGGATAAATTTAAAAAACCTGAACTATTGCTAAACAAAACGAGAAGTTTTAGAACAATCAAATGGGATAAACCTAGTCCAACTATAGCATATGGAAACAGAGAAATATATGTGCACCCAGATAAAAAGCGTAGATTGTCTATTTTTGAATCTATGTTACTTCAGGGTTTCCCAAAAGATTTTGTATTGAAAGGGACTCTTTCCCAGCAGGTTACTCAAGTTTCAAATGCTGTTCCGCCTCCAATGGCAAAGCAAATAGCTTTATCGATTAAAGATTCTATTAGAGGATAATATGGATATAATTAAAAACAAAGAGCAACAGATTGCAGAAAATATTCGCAATAATAGAGAGGTTGTAGAAACAGCATTTCTTACTACTGATGAGAAAGTTATTGCACGCGTTACGGATGGCATATATAGGCAGCCAGGTTCTGCTCTACGTGAACTAATTTCTAATGCATATGATGCGGATGCAACAGAGGTTCGCATTAGAACTGATGAGCCTCGCTTTAATTCCATGACTATTGAAGATAATGGAAATGGTATGAGTCCTGAAACATTAACGCGAGTAATGAACCATATCGGGGGAAGTTCAAAACGAAATAACATTGGTGCTGAATATGGAATTACGGATCCTCAAGATTTTAATCTTAGTCCAGGGGGACGTCACTTAATTGGGAAAATAGGCATAGGATTATTCTCTGTGTCTCAACTAACTCAATCTTTTCAGATAATCACAAAAAGAAAAGGGGATAATTTCCGTAGCATTGCAAATGTTACATTAAAACAATTCTCAGACCAAATATTAAAAGATACTGATAATGATGAATTATATGAATCTGGCACATATAAAATATGGACAGAAAATGCATCTGATATTGATACACACGGTACAACGGTAATCCTGCATAAAATACGAAACCAAACTAAAGAAACACTCTCAAGTTCGAATATGTGGGCAAGTGTTGCAGCTAGTAAAGAAAAAATGGAGGAAACTGAGGGTGATGATGATAATGAATTAATTCATCCACCCAAATATCACATAGGCTCAATAAAGGACGAAGAACATTTAAAACTTTTAGATAATGATGAAAAAGTAAGATCAGTTCCTTGGGAGGATAAAGATGAACCTCATGAAGCGTTTAAAAAGCTGGTTAAATGTGTATGGGATGAATCTAAACCAACTAATCCAACACCAAAATTAGCAGAATTATTCGATTTTTATTTAAAAATGATATGGGATCTAGCTTTAAGTGTTCCTGTTGACTATGTTGACAAGAGCATTTTTGACATACCATTTAAGAATCAATTTTATGCGTATAAAATATCCAATCTAATGAAAGGCGGACAAGCATCATCAATTAATCTATCTATGGGTAGTAAGTTAAGTGATCATTTTACATTCCCACATGAAGAACGTAACTCAAACTTCGACGTCTATATTGATAATTTGAAATTATCTCGTCCGATTATTTTTGAGAACCTCCCCTACACATCACATGCCATCTCAAAACCAATGGTATTTATAGGTGAATATTTTGAGGAGTTCAAAGGCATCCCCTTATCGGCTACCGGAGGTCCATTAAAATTCAAAGCTTATCTATTATGGAACTCTAAAATATGCCCGACAGAACATCAAGGCGTATTAATTCGCATACATGATGCAAGCGGTACAATGTTTGATGATACATTTATGAAATACCAAGTTCAGGAAAACACTCGAAAAAGACAAGTTACTTTTGAAATTTTCGTTGAACAAGGTTTAGACAGTGCATTAAATATAGATCGTGAATCCTATAATTTTTCTCATCCCCATGTTGTGATTTTAACAAGATGGGTACACAGTGCATTTAGACAATTTTCCAATGCGAATAAACAGTTAGCCAAAAAATTAAGGAATGAGAGCCGTACTTCAAAACAAAATAAAGTTTTATCTAAAATTGATAAAATTGTAGAAAAAGCGTGGGGCAATGCGGGAAATGATATTTACCAATCACCTCCAACAGTATCAATTATAGATTCAGAAAAAAAAGATATAATTTCAAATAAAGAAAGTGACTATATTGTAGACTTCTCTGATCTCACCATTAGAAAAAATGATGTAGAAACTTATAAACCCTCACAGTTAAATCCACTTACAGAAGAAAAGATCAAGGCAATTACTGCGATTCTAGCAAGCTACGGCGTTCTTGAAAATTTACCGACTATACGCCGCAACTCAATGATTAAAGCTATTTATGATGTAATTATTGCTGAAGGAGATGCCTGATGAGTGATCAAAGCTTCTTCGACGATCTTTTTGAAGAAATAAAAGAATCTCCTGAAGGACGTTCGACTAAAAATTCCTTTGCACCATGGCATCATCCAAGAAAGCATTTGGTACGCTTAGAGCAATGGGTATATTTCATAAATGACCTCATTGATAAAAAAATAAAGCAAATTGATAAGTTAAAGTATTTTAGCTTACCTGGGGATGATTTATTAGACGTAAGGACAATTCATGAAGAAATATGCATTAGACGTCAAATTCAGCTACATTTCATGGGGTTTAACGACCATGAAAGCGACAGCGCACGCGAGCAAAATGCTAATATTTCTTTAACTGAAGTTAGAGCTCTCCCTAACATAGATCCAAAATCAGAATACCATAACAACAATATTTTAAATATAGTAACAAAAGATTCATTAGCATACCAAAGATTTAAAAGCTTTGGTGATTTCGATGTAATTAACTTAGATTTTTGCGACAGCATAACTCAAAAAAAACCTGCAGATAGAAATCCTAATCATTATAACTTATTAACAAAAATAGTCCAACTGCAAAATCACCGAGACAAACCATGGCTCCTTTTCTTGACAACAAGAATTGGCACTAACCATATTCATGAAGATGCTCTTGGTCGTTTTAAAACACAGTATGAAGAAAATTTGCGAGATGATAACTTCAGAAAAAAATCTGGAGAAGCATTTAATGTGTATGATAGTGAAAGCTTAGCCCATGCTTTTTCTAACTGTGATAGTTTTAGAAAGGTTATTTCTACTTCATTTTGCAAGTGGCTATTATCTTTTTCACTTAATTTAACCCCAAAAACAACAATCAAACTACTTGACGCTATGGAGTACAAAGTTTCTCATGAGTCTGAATATCCTGACATGTTATCTCTTGCTTTATTATTAACGCCTCATCCAGATCAAATAACTGACCCGTCAGGTCTAGCCTTACCTAATGCGAAGGTTGAGATTTTTCACGAGCCAACCATTGCTTCAAATTATATCGATAAAATTGGAAGGTGTACAAACTGCGACGAGTATCTTGCAACTAGCCCAGATAAAAAAGAGCAAATGATTAGTAAAAGCATTGCTCTTCTAAATTCCGCAAGATTTGACACAAAAGAGTACAGAAGAAAGTTTGGTTAATACCCCATACACGGCCCGATTACATAAATTGGGCCTCTTTCCATTTCCGGCATCTAGCCAAATATCAATTCATAGGTGACAATTTCACTAGTTTTGATTTTTGTTTACGGTCAACTCCGTATTCAGTACATTTACACGTCTGGCAGGTGTATACCAGTGAAAGCTCCCCCGACAAAGGCATCCAGGGCTGAAATGTCATCGGGATTTTTGACGATAGACCCAACAGGTTTATCGTCATACGTGGTCCGATTCTTCTGGACCTTCCAGCCACCATCCGTATACGGGCAGCGGCGAAACTTCACGCCATCGCCGCCAGTGACGTACCAGGTCCGGAATTCACCAGTTCTTGTCCCACTGTAAGTACCACCTTGAAATTTCTCTGCACCTTCAACAACAAAGCGCCATTTACGTTGTTTGCTCATTTGGCCCCCTTCACGAAAATTACCCAGTGCGTTTTGTCTGCTTTCCCGGTGCGTTGCCAGATAGCCGGCTTTTCGTCGGTCAGCGCGATAATCTGGCTAACCGGTATCTGGGTTTCGTTCCATTTGAAGATGAGTACGCCGTATTGCTGCAGCACGCGAAATGCCTCTTTGAAGCCTGCGCGCAGGTCATCGCGCCAGGTATCTTTGTTCAGGCGCCCGTATTTCTTGCCCATCCAGGCGTTTTCGCCAACGCGCTCCAGGTGAGGAGGGTCAAACACAACAACAGGGAAAGAGGCATCAGCGAACGGCAGCGCGCGGAAGTCAGCGATAATGTCCGGATTAATAACCAGGCTGCGACCGTCGCAAAGTTTGTGCTGCTCAGCGCGGATATCACTGAACACAGCGCGCTCATCATGTTTGTCAAACCAGAACATGCGGGAGCCGCAGCACATGTCGAGAATGGTTTGCTCGGTCATGCTGCACCGCCTTCAACGCGCTTGAACTCAATAACCCAAATCCACGGGTTGGCATTCCAACCATCTGAGCCGTAGATTGATGCCCACAGACGCGAGAACACATCAGCCATGCAGTCGCCACTCTTCATGTCGGCTGCACTGCAACCTTCGCGTATCGCATCGCCGTCGCTGATGCTATTCAACCGCTCCACCCGGACATCGGTGATTTCCAGCGTTATGCGGCTGGCCCAGCGCGGCATGTGGATTGATGGAGTCCAACCTTCCGCTGGCTGGCTGTTATCCGGGTAATCGGCCTTGTAGTCGCAAAGGTCTGCAGCTTTTGAAATGCCCTCCTGAATTTCCTCAATTTCTTCATCTGTGACCCAAAAACCATTGAACGCTTCACGCACCCAAATACGGTGGCCCGGCTTACCAAATGCGCTATTCAGATAGTTCCCTGCAGCCAATTCCCCGGCGAGTTCATTGCCAGCCAATTCACACCCCATATTTCTGTCATACACCGGGAACTTAACCAGACGCCGGGTCTGCGTCTTCCGGCCATCAATCAGCGCGCGGACCATCTCTGTGTTAAAAATCATTCCACGTTCGATCATTTTCCGGCCCCCGCGATTGGTTGAATTGAATCCAGCAAAAGCCGGCGGCGTGTATGCTCCGCAAAATGCCGTTTACCCGTGTCTTTTCGGTAACATTCGGTCTTCTCCACAACCCACATCGATGCGGTTTCGTGGAGTAGTTTTTCTTTCGGACCGTCTTTCGTTATCACGATACCGGTATGCGTTTTTTTAATGGTCACTGGAGACCCCCGCATTCTTCCGGCAATCGTATTTTTTCAGGTCAAAATCGATGGTGGCGCGCGCATCACGGAACAGACCAAACCGGCTGTAACGGATCACCTCTCCTGTAGCGACCGCCGCCCGGAAATACCGCCGGGCTGTATCGAGAGATATGCCGAACTCGCTCGCCACCTGTTCGGTAGTCAGGTGCCCCTGGCGCTTGGTGAGATCGATGATGGTTCTGATAGTGTCGGCCATCTGCTGCCTGGATTTGTTCGCCATGATCAGCACCTCCGAGCGTTACGCAGGCAACGACTGCGCAGCCGGGCAATACGCCATAATTCGTTGGCAGTGTCGGTCATTCCCAGAATGTTGGTGTACACGGTTGCTGCGCGCCGCCAGAGTTTTTTCTCTTCCAGCTCCTTCGCCAGGACAACGGCTGTTTTCACCTGCTGAATGTCGCCTTTCTCTGCTCGTGGGGCCTGTTCAGGCAACGCAACGTCCGGCACTTCCACGCCCGGTGTTACCTGGTACACGTACTGATTTCCGTTGTGGAAACGGGTCAATTTTCCAGACTCAGTAAGTTTCCGGAGGATTGCCCCGGCAGTGCTTGACTGCAAATCCAGTACCTCGCAAACATCCTGCAGTATGCAGTCGGGTGTCCGGGCGACAATGGCCAGCGCCATCTGTGATTTGGTTACTCGAAATTTATTAATTTTGGTCATGGTCAAAACTCGCTTACCTGGTTAAACCTGCCGCTTTGCGGCGTTTATACTCTTCCATCAAAATTTCTGCGGGCGTTGGCCCTGGCGGATGCCGCGGCGCCTCAAGCTGCCGGCGAATCGGCGGTATGGTGAATCCGTTTCCAACATGCTTTGTCCACTTCGTCAGTAGTTTCTCAGCCAGTTTCTTCAGCTCCCCCTCCGTCATTTGGCGTTCTACCCCAGTTCGCCGCATCTCAATGCAAATGTGATAGAGCACGTCCTGTTTCCACGGATATTTGTCACTACCGGCGTAGCGGTACGACTCGTTGCGCCAGCGTTTGTATTCGGCCATAACCGTTTCAGAGGTCAGATTGAACGGGTTTGCCCCGCTCTCTGAGACCAGAGAAACAAACTCAGCCAGATCCGGCGGCCAGGTGTTCCCCATAGCGCACCGCTCCATGCACTGTCGGCAAACCCGCGTGATCTGCGCATCAGTCATCGCCCCAATCTGGGCTATCCACATATCCGAAGGTGCCGCTCCGTTCTTCTGGGTCCAGCGGTTCGAAAATATTTCCCCCATGACCGTCCAGAGCCTCCATGCCGTGTCCGCCGCCAGTAAGTCCGTTTTTCTGCTCCCAGCGTTCTCTGGCTGCCTGAATTTCCTGGACTGCCCGGGATGCGGTGTTAACTGGTTGAAGTCCTGCATTGCCGTTACCTCCGGTTACTGGTTGTGGTTTGGATTTAGCTCTGGCAGTCACCACGCTACGGGCGAATTTTTGTTCCCACTGGACCTGAGTGAATACCTTCCGTTCCGATTCCCAGTAGGCGGTAAACTCGGCCAGTTCGGTTGGCAGGTAAGCCGGTTCAGGAAGAGCTATCCCCCAAGTGACAGCCAGCCGCGGCCAGTCCTGCGATGGTCGCCAGTTTTTATGCATCGTGAACTTACCGATGGGGATATCCAGACCAGCCAGAAATTGCGGCTCCTGAATATCTGGAATTTCGCACCCGCGTAGAGAGGGGGTTTCTTTTAGATCTGTATCTATATCTGGATCTTTATTAGTTGGATTGCCGTTACCCTCCTGTTCCAACGGATTATTATCGCCCGTTGAACGATCGTTGCCTTCTCGTTGCTCTACCGTTGATTTTTTGACTTTTCTTGCTCTTGCTGAGGCCTTCCCCGCATCAGATTTCTGACGCTGGGAGGAACGAACCATCTCAAGATCCCTTTCAATACGTTCATGCACCCAGTCAGTGCCGTTATCGTTAAAAAACTCCTTTAACGATGACTCAACGGAAATCCAACGTTCGTTACTTATCCGCGCAATTTTCGCCAGCCGGCTTTTAGGGATCGCCCTCCCCGTTTGCCAGTAATTGAACATCAGCAGCAGGTAGGCGCCGTGCTCCTCGGTTGACAGATGCATGGTGTCCGCCAGGTAATCAGCAATGTAAAGTTGCATGTAGGGCAGCGCTGCCATGGTTACTCCTGACGCCCTGGATATTCGGGCGTATATTCATTGGTAAAAACTCGATTAAAAATACTGTGGCGCTACGGCGCTTATGCTCGCCAGTAGTGGTCCCGCCACATCTGCAGGAAGCAGATTAAAAAGCGCAATTGCCGCCTCTCGGATTTCCTGCTCCAGTTTGTGCATTGGTGCGCCAACCAACTTCGCATGGTGCGCCTCGCTACATTCCTTTATCGCGCTGGCCACCAGCTCGGTTTCCGTTAAACCATGTTTAAGGTGATATTTACGTGCGATCTCAATAGGCATGGCATCTGCAATTGCCGCCGACAGTTGCATCACATAACAAGTATATTTTTCCGATGCCCCCTCATTTTTCAGGTACCGGTAAAGGTTCTGTTTATTGACAATAACCCCTCTCCCGCTCTGCTTTTCCCACTGTTCAGCCACCAGCTGCGCAATAGTGTCTTGCGCACGCCCGGGTAAAGTTGACTCCCATTCCTGAACGGCTTCGAAGATGACTCTGCACTTCATGCTGTCCCGGCGCCGCGGCAAATACTGATTTTCAGATTTCAGTTGAACAGGTACATGCGAGGTATGGTTTTCAAATATGATGGGTTGCATGGCTATGCCTCTTCGTTCGGCATCCCATCAGTGGGATTCGGGTATAGATCGGGGCGAAGTTCATGAGGGGTAACTCCAGTAGCCTTGAAAACCTGGAGCACACGCGATGAAGGAACCGTACCTTTAGTTTTCCACTGGCTAACGGCCATACCAGAAACGCCGATGGCTACAGCTAATTTGTTGGCAGAACCAGCAATTCGAATTGCATTATCAAGGGCTGTCATGTCTATCTCCTAGTTAAGATAGGCATAATAAAGCATAGGTTTATATTAAATGCAAACATTCAATTTATTGTTACTGTAAACTAAACCTTTAAAATGTTCTTATGAAAAATACCGAAGAACTCAACAATCAACTGGTTTCTCGTCTTCTTGAGATCACCCAAAGAGGGGTCAGCAAAGCCGATATGGCTCGCATTGCTGGTGTCACTCCTCAGGCTGTTAATGGGTGGTTTAAGAAGGGGGTAATTAGCAAAAAGTCTGCAATCGCCCTTGCGGAAGCCGCGAACGTGTCCGTTACATGGTTGTTGGGTGAAGAGGTATCAGAGAATGCGGGGCTCAAACCTAACGAGAGTAAAATGTTGGGGCTTTTTAGACAATTACCTGAGTCTGAACAAGAAAAGATGATCGATACCTTCGAAATGAGGTTAAAAGAAATTGATGATTACGTGGAACGCTATCTTCGTGGTCGCTTCAAAGAGCGTGATTCTAACTAACTGCTCCTCTACATCCCTTTAAAACCGGCTACTGCCGGTTTTTTTGTGCCCTTTATCTTTGTCACTCCCCACCAGCTTATCTTCTCAGCCGCATAAAGCTAAAGTTTACATTTGATATAAATTTATTATTGACACAAAATATAAACCGATGCTTTAATCATTCCATCGCAACACGTCATCGAGGCAGGATGCCCACGAAGTAGTTGCCGGCGGCATACGAAACACCGGATGAGATGACCACAGAGCGTACTTTGCGGTGAGCCAGTATCAGTTCTCACCTCAAGTTTTCGAGTTTGTAGGGATTGTCGCGACGAGCAACGCATTACTGTCCATCAGCAAAGTACGCACTATCAATGCGCAGCAGGTTTAAACGTTCCGCTGGCCAGCGTTACAGGCACAATGAGGAGACAGAGATATGTCAGACAGCGCATTAGCAAAGCAAATGGCTTATGAAGCGTGTATGAACATCTTCTATGGCGAGAAAGTTAATAAACATTTTGGTGATCGTTTGCTTGAGGTGTTTGGCCCATCTATAGCACGAGTAGCTGAGCAAGCAACTATTGATGGATACAACAAAGACGTGGCTTTAGATGCTGTAGCAACCACTGCCGAAGCAATGGTTGTGGGCATGAGAGCAGTTTTAAAAGAAATTAATTCTTCTCCAATGAGAGACCAACAACCTTATTCAGTTCAGATGGAGAAAGCTCAATTAGATCAGCAAACTCAAGCTTAATCTTGTTAACAGTAGCCAAAAATTCGGCAGGTGAAGAATAAACTTTGTTTTGGTTACGGATATATTCAAATGCAAGTTGAGTTAAAGCGTCACCAGTTGTCATGACTGTTCCTTTTTTCTTGGCTGTGTGAGAACTCCAAGAATACCACCGAGCCTGAAGTGGTGAAAAGACAGGCATAACAAGGAGATGGAAATATGATTGATTTTGAACGCAGACCAGCGAAGCAGCAGGCCGTGAAATTGAATTTTATCGAAGTTTGGATCCGCCGCCTCTGCTACCTCCTCGCCCAGAAAGGGGATCCCGAGGTAAACACATGAGCCCCCTGTTTGCCTTAGTTATCAGTGTCTGCGCGCTGACCGGTGAATGCTCTGATGTTCTGATCGGAGTGTATGACTCAGAAAAGATTTGCACAGATGCTGCGACGGAGCAGCGTGTTAATGGCCAGTGCTTGCCCTATATGCAGGCGTTCGCCGCGGCTGACGACCAACAGCCAGCAGTAAGTTTTTAAATCGAGTTTTAACCAATGAGTCGGCAAATCAGGTGGAGAGCATTATGGAATTTGGAATGAAGCGAATTATGGCATCGGTACAAGCAGTAGCGATCCTTAACCATATGTATTCCGGAGTACCGGTATCACTGGCAACTTTGAGCAAGGAATCAAAGCTGTCTATTTCATATCTGGAACAAATATTCAAAAAACTGCGTTCCGGGCAACTGGTTATTTCACACCGTGGACCAGGTGGGGGTTATAGCCTTCGGGACGGAGATATTACGGTAACAGATGTAATTCGGGCCGTAAGTAAAATTCCATCAAATAAAACCTTTGAGCCCGTTCTTAAAGCGCTTGAGGCTGTCCGTGTTTCGCAGTTGAACCACTCCCTATAAGCACAAAACCCGCGCAAGGCGGGTTGAGTACCCGGTCAGCCGACCAAAGCTTTCCGGAATCGAGTTTTGACCAATGACCACCACCAGGGCGGCTGCCATCAGCTGCCGGGTATCTTACAATCTAAAGGAGCCCAAACGCAATGAACAACTATGCGTATCTAATTAAAGCCAAAGCAAAGGCTACAGATTCAAAAAGCTTATTTTGCTGGTTCGGTGCTAAATCTGACTCACGCGCTGAACGCAAAATTCTGGATCTTCTTGAAGATGCTGAAATTGAAGTTGGCCGCGGCGCCGACCACCAGCTGCCGATCCGAACTCACTGGCTTATCGTTGATGATATGCCAGAAGAAGGTGTGCTGGATGATACATGGTGCGACCGCTATGAACTGAGCGGAGAAGATGGCCTGACATGGCAAAAAATTGTCGTGCCGGCAGATGACGTGACCGAGTCAGCCCCTGCTTTACCAGACAATACTCAGATGAACGGTTCTTCTCATGAGGATTTCCAAGGCGATGACGATGAGGCAATGTATCCGTTAGCAACAATGCCTTTCAGGACCCAACTGCTGGCACAGTACACGTCAGAAGACCGCCATACTTATCACATCACTAACCCGCATCGTAACCTTCTCTCAGTGATGGAAATGGATCAGGAAAACAATGCTGTCCAGGACCTGATTCTTGCCGCAGAAAATGTACCAGACATTAAAGCGTACGATATCCCCGGCATCTGGAAGTTTACCAGCGCGATGAAGAAAGTCTTCCCTGTCGGTAAGCGTCACGAACTGGGTAAGCAGATCCAGTTTGCCAAATTATGGTTTGAGACTGGCCACCTTGACCGCGGCATTCTTGTCAAAGAGTGGGCTAATGGTAACTGCATTATGTCGGTCAACCGAACCTCTTCAGGTGCCAATGCCGGCGGCGGTAATATAACTGACCGCAGCCCGGGTTACTCACATACCCTCGATACGCTTGACGTTGAGATAGCCCTGGCAACCTTGCCTATGGACTTCGATATTTACAATATCCCGGTGTCTATTCACCGTCGCGCAAAAGAGGTCGTGGCAAAAAAAGAAAGTCCGTTCAAGGAATGGTCCGATGCGCTGCGCTGCACACCAGGTATTCTTGATTATTCCCGTGCCGCTATTTTTGCACTTGTCAGAGAAGCCTCTAGTGGCATAACTCCTTTCCCAGATCGCTTACGTGGCTACATCAACGCGAACCTGACAGAGCATAAACACGATACCCCTAGTGCGGAAATGCTGGAGAAGGCAGGCCATATCTCATCTGCTGAAGTCACTCTTGATGCAGTGAAAAAGGCAATTGACGGCGACGGGAACAAACTGGTTCTGGAAAATCTCAGTACGGAATACCAGGTTGTTGGTGCCGAGCTGGTAAAAGAAGCACAAAAAGGCCAGTCAGATACTGAACTGAAGGCAAAGCCAGAAGTGGCTAACCTTGGCGCTGGCATATTCTCCGTTGAAGGCCTTATGGCCTCTCCTGCCCCAATGAGTACCAAAGAAGAGGCAACTAACGATGTGCAGGTGGAAAAAACTCACAGTAATGAAGTCGCGGGTTCTTATGAAATGCCAAAGAGCAAAACAACAGATGAGCACACTACGGGAAACGCTGAGTCTGGTGCTGCGCCAACTGCCGTAAATATCGCACCCGGTCATCACAATGGTGATGAAGAATCATCCGTTGAATTTGTTCACGTCATGGTGGATCTGGAAACAATGGGGAAAAATCCTAATGCCCCTATCGTCTCCATCGGCGCCGTAGTGTTCGACCCGGCAACAGGAAAACTCGGCGAGACATTTTACAAAGTCATTATCCTGGAATCTGCGATCTCATGGGGTGCGGAGATTGATCCATCAACGGTAATCTGGTGGCTAAAACAATCCTCTGAAGCTCGTTCTGCCATAGTCAATGATGATGCTATTAAGCTGGATGACGCCCTGATCATGTTCACTGAGTTTATTCTCGAAAACATCACTGGCGGCTGCAAAAAAGCTCAGGTGTGGGGGAATGGCGCCACATTCGATAATACCATTTTACGCTCGTCATTCGAGCGGACCAGCCTCGATTGTCCATGGGCCTACTGGAATGATCGAGACGTCAGAACAATGGTCGAACTCGGCAAAGCCATTGGCTTCAACCCTAAAACCTCTATCCCGTTTGAGGGTGACAGACATAACGCACTTTCGGATGCCCAACACCAGGCCCGGTACGTTTCCGCAATCTGGCAGCGCCTGATTAAAAACTGATTTTCCGTTTTCAGAGGATGGCCCGGCAATGGGCCATTATGAGGTAAAGCATATGCTTCAGATGTTAACCCTTGAAGAGTGGGCAACCGAGAAATACAGAAGCAATCCCCCAAGTGTTTCCACTCTCAGAAACTATGCTAAACAGAATATGTTTTCTCCTCCAGCCAAAAAAGAAGGTCGGTTCTGGCGTGTCAGAGAGGATGCCGAGTTGGTCGGCGAACTGACCACTCCGATAGTAAAGAAAAGCGATCCTGTTCTATTGCAGAGGATTTTAAACGATGGCTGCCAGACCACGTAAAAATAACGTAACCATCCCAAATTTATATCCGCTCTATAGCCGTAAGGTTAATAAAGTCTACTGGCGCTATAAACATCCTGTTACCGGGAAATTCCACAGTCTGGGTACAGATGAGGCAGAAGCCACTGCAATAGCTATTGAAGCAAATAAAAGGCTTGCTGAGCAGCAAACCCGCCAGATCATGGCAATCACTGACAGAATATCCACCAGCAAAGGTAAAGCAATATCGACTAACACCTGGCTTGAGCGTTACTGGAAGATTCAAGAGGAGCGATTGAAATCTGGAGATATCAAAGAAAATACCTTCAGACAAAAAGCCAAACCTGTCTCTCTCCTTAAAGAACGCGTAGGAATGAAATTAATCCCGGCAGTCAACGTTCGCGATATTGCCCAGATTCTGGATGACTATTTAGCAGAGGGACAAACCAGGATGGCTCAGGTTATACGTTCTGTACTAATCGATGTTTTTAAGGAAGCGCAACATGCCGGGGAAGTCCCCCCTGGGTATAACCCGGCATTATCGACAAAACAACCGCGGCGAAAGATCTCCCGCCAGCGACTGACTCAGGAGGAATGGCAAAAGATTTTTGACATTGCCGATGCGAACCATAAGTACATGGGGAATGCCATGCTACTTGCCCTGGTAACAGGCCAGAGGTTGGGGGATATTTCCCGAATGAAATTTTCAGACATTTGGGATGATCATCTTCATATCGAGCAGGAGAAAACCGGTAGCAAGATAGCCATTCCGCTGGCTTTGCGATGCAACGCAATTAACTGGAGCCTTCGCGACGTAATAGGCCGTTGCCGGGATTATGCGGTTAGTCCATTTTTGGTGCATTTTTTCAGAACCACATCCCAGGCAGAACGTGGTGCTCAGGTTAAAGCCAGAACTCTGACGATGAATTTTAGCAAGGCAAGGGATTACGCAAATATCGACTGGGGAGAAGGTACGCCGGCGACGTTCCATGAGCAAAGATCACTTTCCGAACGACTTTATAAAGCACAGGGTATAAACACAAAAGATTTACTGGGGCATAAGACTCAACAACAAACTGACAGATACCATGATGATCGTGGGAAAGGATGGACCAAAGTGGCTATTTGA